GGTAGCAATTGAAGAAGTATCTACTGGGTTTGATGTACACTCATATACCGCTAAAGTTATTAGTGATGCTGGTCAGTCTACGAGTAGACAGGATGCGAAAGCACATACGTTTGCGCCACTCTACGGGGCAACAGGATTCGGTCGTACAAAAGCAGAAGCAGAGTATTACACTCACTTCACAGAAAAGTACAAAGGAATCGCATCTTGGCACTCCCGATTGGCTAAAGAAGCTATGAGTACAGGCAAGATAAAAACACCGTCAGGCCGTGAGTTTTTGTTCCCTGACATGGAGCGTTACTCTAGCGGTAAAGTTTCACACTTTACACAAATAAAAAACTATCCTGTACAGTCTTTTGCTACGGCAGATATTGTTCCACTCATACTGCTTGAAATAGATAAAAGATTATCTATATACAAGTCTTGTATAGTGAATACTGTACATGATTCAATCGTCATAGATGTACATCCGAATGAACAAGTTGAAGTATTGGATGTAATAAAAGACGTAAATAATTGTATGCAGGACTTGATTCAGTTACGCTTTGGTGTTACATTCAATGTTCCCTTATTATTAGAATCAAAAATAGGGGATAATTGGCTTGACACTAAAGATGTTGCATGATATAACTATGGCTCTCAAATAGAAAGGAGTATATAAATATGGATACTAATATTGTTCAAATTGATGTTGATAACTATTCTGCTATGGCTGATGTTATGGGGATGAATATGGATTCCTCTCCCGATAAAAAGGCAAGCATGTTAGCACGATTGAAGATTCAACACAGCCCTATCATGGGTGAAAAAATTGTAGATGGAGCCTCTATGAAAGTAGAGGTTGTTAATGGTGGTACATATCGGTTAGATATGCCATCTAACGGTGTAATTTATGGAAGGGGGGCTATCATCCGTCCATTTGCGCAGCGTTTTATGTATAAGCGGTTTCATTCTAATCATGGAGCAAAACCGGGAGAGCCGCTGGGCATGTACCAAAAAACTATTATGTCTAACGATATGTCTGTTGATATGAAAGACAATATGGGTACGTTTAACTGTGGTAAGCCTGCTGGTTACATTCAAGACTTCAATGCCTTATCCCAAGACAAAAAAGACTTGATTAAACAGATTAAACGTGTGCGTGTTATCTTTGGTACAATTACTATTGAAGATGCGAAGTACGAATCTGGAGAGAAAGCAGAGTGTAAGGATGTCCCGTTTATTTGGGAGATTGATAATCGTGACGCTTTCAAGATTATGGGTGAGCCATTTTCTAAATTGGGTAAGATGCAGCGTCTTCCTGTGCAGCATAATATTCACTTGGCTACAGAAGAACGTAAGATACCCACAGGTGCTGTGTTTTATCTACCCATACCAACGCTTGATGCTAAGAACGACATTAAGCTACAGGAAGAAGATCAGGATTTGTTTGCAGACTTTATGGCTTGGGTTCAGAACTATAACGACTATATCTGTTCTGAATGGGATAAGACCACACGTTCAAAGATGTCCGATGATGATGTTGAAATTGTAGAAGACTTCATTGATATCGAAACGCCGGAAGATTAAGATGAATCATCCAGCTGAACTTGCTATACACCAATACTTAGAGAAAGCTTTGTCGGAAGGCGTAGCTTTTTCTGAGGAAACGGCTGATAAGATAGCAGAAGATATCAAAGAGGCTGTCAAGAGGCAGTTTAATAACGGACGTAAAGATAGAGAATTTACTCTACGTATGTCTAACATTGGACGGCCTACCTGCCAGCTTTGGTATGACAAGAACAAACCTAATGTTGCATTGCCTATGCCTAATACTTTTATAATGAATATGCTTATGGGAGATATTGTAGAGGCAGTTTTTAAAGGTTTATTAACGGAAGCGGGGGTTAAGTATGAAGATACAGACAAAGTTAATCTTGACTGTGGTGACACTAGTATTTCTGGTTCTTATGACCTTATCCTTAATGACGCAGTTGATGATATTAAATCAGCTTCAGACTGGTCATACAGAAATAAATTTGAGTCCTACAATACCCTTGCTGGTGGAGACAGTTTTGGATACGTAGCCCAGCTTGCTGGTTATGCAAAGGCTTCTAATAAGAAGGCAGGCGGCTGGTGGGTAGTAAACAAATCTAATGGTCAGTTTAAATATGTGCCAGCTACGGGATTAAATGTTGACACAGAAGTATCTAAAATAAAAGATACTATTTCTAAGGTAGAGACAAATAAGTTTGAAAGATGTTTTGAGCCAGAGATAGAAACTTTTAGGGGGAAAGTTACGGGCAACAAAGTGTTGAATAAAAACTGCTCTTTTTGTTCATATCGGTTTGACTGCTGGCCTTCTCTTGTAGAAAGACCTGCCGTTAAATCACAGGCAAAGCAGCCACCTGTAGTGGCATACGTAGACTTAAGAAAGGAGTATATGGATGAATGAAGGATTGGAACTGGAGACTTTACTTGACGAAATTAGAGAATGTGAGAATCGTCTTACAGACTTGCGTAAGGAATATCGTGAGCGAAAAACTGCTGGGCTTAGAGATGCTATTACAGCCCGTAATGAAGCAGATAAAGCTATCCAAGAAGAACTTAAATCTCTTGGCTATCGGAATTATAATTATCGTTATACTTTTCCTTGGCGTGATATAGCGTAGTCGTGTCTTTATATAAACAATTTAGGGCAGCACGAAAGTATGGATATCGTAGTGGTCTGGAATTAAAAATATCCAATTATCTCAAAGAGTTAAAGGTAAACTTTGGCTACGAGTGTGTGAAGATAGAGTGGGAAGATTTAGCATACAGAACATATACACCAGATTTTGTGCTGCCAAATGGCATCATAATAGAAACTAAAGGACAGTTTACTGCGGCAGACAGACGTAAACATTTAGCAGTAAAAAAGCAGCATCCTAAACTGGATATTAGGTTTGTTTTTGAAAACAGTAAACGCAAGTTACGAAAGGGTGCTAAGTCAAGTTATGGCGAGTGGTGTATTAAGTATGGATTTCGTTACTATGATAGAATCATCCCGGAAGACTGGCTAAGAGAAAGAGGAAAAAATGGACATCCGAAGTTCATTAAATTTAGCGGGACTAAAGTTAAAAGGAGATAAATATGGACATAGAGGATGTGTTAAAAGATATAAACAAAGAAGACTTTCTTATACGTATACGGCCTCTTCTTACTGAAGAAGATGAATGGACAGGGCAAATTGATTTATCGGTAATGACCTTTCCACAAAACCCATTAGATGATGATGACTACACACAGTTGATGCATTTCAGCAAAATGATTTGTTCTTCTGTTCCTGTTATGGAAGCGGTAGAAGAGTTCAGAGAAATGCTGCATAATTTTGTAATGTCACAAGAAGAAGAGATTGACATATCTTTAGAAGATGATGTAGAAAAGACTTATGATGGTAACGTAGTACATCTTAACTTTAACACAAAGACAGGGGGTTCAGCGTGAGTAGGCATGAGAAGTTTATGAAGTTAATGAAGGAGCAAGAGGAGTTACGTATGACACAAGCAAGTAAACAATCAGATGTAAAACAAATGTGGCCTTCAGCAGAATCTGTTGACATGGTTAATAGTCCACCACATTATAACCAGACAGGTATTGAGTGTATTCAAGCAATCTCTGCTGCAACCGATATGGGCTTTAAATATTACTTACAGGGCAACATTATGAAGTATCTCTGGCGTTTTGATTATAAAGATAAGCCGTTAGAGGATTTGCAGAAAGCCAAGTGGTACTTGGATAAGTTAATTGAAGAGGTAATGGCAAGTGATAAGAGTTAAGATGTTTATTACTATTGACATTGACGAGGACGACTATCCCGTACCAGCTGATGGAATGGTTGGCGAGGAATTGGAAGAGTGCATCCAAGAGTATTTCTATGATATAGAAGGTGCTACTATCAGAAACATAAAAACAATTACGGAGTAAACAACATGATAAGTAATCAATTACCAACAGACTACCAAAACTTTATAGCACTTTCACGTTATGCACGGTGGAAAGAAGATGAACAGCGAAGGGAAACATGGAGTGAAACTGTACAAAGATATTTTGACTACATGTCTAAGCATTTGTCTTCTACTACTGGCTATAATCTACCAGATACACTGAGAAGTGAATTAGAAGAAGCCGTACTCAATCAAGCTATCATGCCTAGCATGAGGGCGTTGATGACTGCTGGGCCAGCATTAGACCGATGCCACGTAGGTGGATATAACTGCTCATACGTACCTGTGGATAGCCCACGTGCGTTTGATGAAACTATGTATATTCTTATGTGTGGTACAGGTGTTGGTTTTAGCGTTGAACGACACAACATTGAAAAGTTACCTATTGTGAATGAGGATTTTCATAGAACAGATAGCATAATCAAAGTTGGCGATAGTCGTCCGGGATGGGCAAAGTCACTTAAAGAACTTCTTGCTATGTTGTATGCTGGTCAGATTCCATCATGGGATGTGTCAGAAGTACGCCCTGCAGGTGCAAGGCTAAAGACATTTGGTGGACGTGCTTCAGGACCACAGCCGCTTGTTGAACTGTTTGAATTTTGTGTACAAAAGTTTAAGAAAGCAGCAGGTCGCAGACTATACCCAATTGAATGTCACGACATCATGTGTAAGATTGGTGAGGTTGTAGTTGTAGGTGGTGTACGCCGCAGCGCACTCATCAGTCTATCTAATCTTAATGATGACCAGATGGCACATGCTAAGTCAGGTAGCTGGTGGGATAATGAAGGCCAACGTGCTTTGGCAAATAACTCTGTGGCTTACAAAGAAAAACCAGAGATGGGTACATTCATGCGTGAGTGGTTGTCTTTGTACGACAGCAAATCAGGTGAGCGTGGTATCTTCAATCGCCAGTCAGCTAAGAAGCAGGCAGCAAAGAACGGTAGACGTGACACTGACCATGACTTCGGCTGCAACCCTTGCAGTGAGATCATCTTACGCCCATACCAGTTCTGTAATCTGTCAGAGGTTGTGGTACGTGAGTCAGACACGGTTGAAACACTAAAGGAAAAGGTAAGACTTGCAACTATACTTGGCACATTCCAAGCAACACTAACAAACTTTAAGTATCTTCGTAATATTTGGAAAAAGAATACTGAAGAAGAACGCTTGTTGGGCGTGTCATTGACTGGCATTATGGATAATAAAATCACATCAAATAATGGTGGAACACTTGAAACTGTGCTAGAACTGCTTCGTTCTGTTTCTGTTGAAACAAACAAGGCTATGGCTCACCAACTTAATATACCACAGTCAACTGCTGTCACCTGTGTTAAGCCTAGTGGTACTGTGTCACAGCTTACGGATGCTGCTAGCGGCATTCATGCACGACATAATCCATACTACATCCGTACTGTTCGTGGTGACAACAAAGACCCACTGACACAGTTCCTTATTTCACAGGGAATACCTGCTGAACCTGACGTAATGAAACCCGACTCAACGACAGTGTTTAGCTTCCCTATGAAGTCACCGATGGGTGCAATCACACGTACTCAGATGAATGCTATTGAGCAGCTTGAACTCTGGCTAACTTATCAGCGTCATTGGTGCGAACATAAGCCTAGCGTAACAATTTCTGTGAAGGAAAACGAATGGATGGGTGTAGGTGCATGGGTGTATGAACACTTTGATGAGGTATCTGGTATCAGCTTCCTGCCATTCAGTGAGCATACATATCAGCAAGCACCTTATCAGGA